AAAAATAAAATCCAATATTTTGTCCACTTCAAATTTCTGCCAGGACTAGGATTTTATGGCTTTGGACTCATTCACATGATTGGCGGATTGAGCAGAACAGCAACTTCTGCTCTCCGTCAATTATTAGATGCTGGAACATTATCCAATTTACCAGCAGGATTTAAACAAAGAGGTGTAAGAGTTAGAGATGAAGCATCACCCATACAACCAGGTGAATTTAAAGACGTTGATGCACCCGGTGGTAATTTAAGAGAAGCTTTCTTTCCGTTACCATACAAAGAACCATCACAAACATTATTAAATCTTTTAGGTATAGTTGTACAAGCCGGACAAAGATTTGCATCCATAGCTGACATGCAAGTTGGTGATGGAAATCAAGGAGCAGCTGTTGGTACAACAGTTGCGTTATTAGAACGTGGTTCACGTGTTATGTCTGCAATACATAAAAGATGTTATGCAGCTATGAAAGATGAATTTAAATTGCTTTCAAAAGTTGTTTCACAATATCTACCACCAGAATATCCCTATGATGTTGTAGGTGGACAAAGAAATATTAAACAAACAGATTTTGATGATAGAGTTGATGTCGTACCTGTTGCAGATCCAAATATATTTTCTATGTCACAGAGAATTACACTTGCACAAACACAATTACAAATTGCAACTAGCAATCCTCAATTACATAATATGTATCAAATATATAGAAACATGTATGAGGCAATCGGTGTTAAAAACGTAGACACAGTTCTACCACCACCTGCACCAAACGCACCTATGGATCCAAGTATGGAGCACATTAATGCGATGGCTGGCAAACCTTTTCAAGCTTTTCCAGGTCAAGATCATAGAGCACACATAACTGCACACTTAAATTTTATGTCAACTAACATGGTTAGAAATAATCCTGCAATAATGGGTGCAATACAAAAAAATATTTTAGAACATATATCAATTATGGCACAAGAACAGATACAATTAGAGTTTAGAGAACAAATGCAAGAAATGATGATGATGCAACAACAAGCTGCAACCAATCCACAAATACAACAACAGCTACAAATGATGACAAATCAGATAGAAGCAAGAAAATCTGTGTTGATTGCAGAAATGACAGAGGAATTTATGAAGGAAGAGAAGAAAATTACGTCACAATTTGACTCTGATCCGTTGTTAAAATTAAAATCTAGAGAAGTTGACCTACGTGCAATGGAAAATGAACGTAAAAAAGACTATGACAACGCTCAAATAGATATTGCTAAGTCAAGATTGATGCAACAAGGCGATATTGCAGAAGATAAACTTGAACAAAACGAAGATTTAGCTAAATTACGTGCGGGAGTTAGCCTTGCAAAGCAAGGTGTACAACAAGCGCAAGTTATGATAGACGATAATTAATAAAAAAGGAGCAAAAAATGCAAAAACTAGATAAAATACAAGAAGTTAAAGTTGCAGAACAACAAGTTGAGATAGATCCTAGATCTAAAACAACTGCTGATGGCGCTTTTAACTATATTGGCACTGGTGGACCTGAAGAAGAAGTACAAGGTCAAGGAAATGTGCTAGCAGAAAAGAAAAGAAAATCTAAAGCGTACTAATGGCTTGGTTTGGACTAGCAAAAGTAGCTTTACAGGCTGGGACGCATATATTTAAAAAGCGTCAAGAGACGAAAATGGCTATGGCTGATGCACAACACATGCATGCAAAGCGTATGGCCGACGGACAGTCAGAATACCAAGGCAAATTGCTAGAGGCAAGACAATCGGACTGGAAAGACGAATTTGTTTTGCTCGTTCTCACGGCGCCGATAGGAGTTTTAGCTTGGGCGGTCGTATCGGATGATCCGATGGCCATGGACAAAGTAAAATTGTTCTTTGAATATTTCTCGGCACTGCCATCATGGTTCACAAATTTGTGGATCCTTGTAGTAGCGTCAATATATGGTATAAAGGGAACACAAATTTTTAGAAACGGCGGAGGAAAAAAATAATGTCAGGTAGATATAATTTAGTAAAAGAGTTTATTGTTAAACCGGCTGCAGAAGCAGTTAAAAAGGTTTTTAAAAAAAAAACTAAAGGCGTTGAATACGTAGTACCAAAAACAAATATACCTAAAACAAACATACAAAAAGATATAAGAGATCTTAAAATTGGTAATCAAAAATTAAAAGGTAAAAAAGCAAAATTAGATCAAACTCTTTTTGAAATTCAAAACCCTAAATTTAAAGGGAAAGATTTTACTTTTAAAAAAGATCAAGGAAAATCAGAATCAAAAAAAGAATCTTACGATAGAATAGTGAAAGAAAATACTAAAGTATTAAAAGGTGTTATTGATGATGCTTTTAAAGAGAAAAAAGCTAAAGGTGGAAGAGTTGGTTTAAAAAAAGGATCTTTCCCTGATTTATCCGGTGATGGTAAAACTACAATGAAAGATATTTTAATGGCTAGAGGTGTAATACCTAAAAATAAAAAAAATAAGAAAAAAATGATGGCTAAAAAATTTCAATCACCAATGACAAAAGCCATAAAGAAAAAAGATAAAAAAAGGATTATATAATGGCAAAACTATGTCCTAGAGGTAAAGCGGCAGCGAAAAGAAAATTTAAAGTGTACCCAAGCGCGTATGCTAATATGTATGCATCAGCAGTGTGTTCAGGTAAAGTTACACCAGGTGGCAAGAAGAAAAGAAAAAAAGCTATGGGTGGTGGAGTTATGGACATGACTAGAATGAGATACTTAAAAGGGGGACAAGTTTAATGGGTATTATTAAACTTATCAAACAACCTGCTGAAAAAATTATAAAAGAAAAATTAGATAAAGTATTTAAAAAAGTACTTAGTGGCGCAAAAGACAGTCCTTACAAAAATGTAGATGACACAGGAACTTTTCCTTTATTTAGAAACCCAGATGATTTACCGGGCACAGAAAAAAAAAAATTAAAAAAAGCTGGTGAAAAAATAGCAGAAGAATTTAGAAAACAAGATAAAGCAAAAAAGATAAAAGAATTACAAATGGGTGGAACAAAAATGGGTTACAAATTTGGCGGAAGAGCAGGATACAAATCTGGTACAAGAGGCTGTAAGTTAGCCATGAGAGGCAAAGGAAGAGCTTACGGAAAGAATTCGTAATGAGAACTTACTACTCGAAAGGTGGAGGACTTAGAGAATGGGTCAAACAAAACTGGGTTGATATAGCAAATAAAAAGAAAGATGGTTCGTTTCCTAAATGCGGACGAAGTGGTGGAGAGAAAAGA